ATTAATGACTTCGAGTTCGTTCATATTACACCTAAATAAAGGGGTCTCTGTCCGCAACCTACCCGAACAGGCATACAATGGGGAAAGCAAGGCAATTACCGGACAGTTAAGACATTTAACAGTCAAGACCCCGAAATCATAAATTAGGAAAAATATTTTCGTCCCAGCGACGGTATGCTTCTGGATTTATAAATTTTGCGATCATAAATGCAGGAAGCAAAAGGATTATAAGTACCAGAAACAAAACCATCACTAAGAATTCCTCGTTCGCTGTCATAGTTAACCTTTTGTGCTTATGTGGTGTGTTATTTCTTTCCCCATGTCAATTCATGGATTAAGCTGGTTCGGTACGGAGTCTACCCGGTTCCCTATGCCAGCGAAGGCGACCTCCGCTTTGGGTGACTACTCCCTCAATTCGTAACACACGACCCGCGCCCTACACATAAGCACGAAAATTATTGTCCTACAACCTGATCAAATTCGAATATCGTTGACTCGGAATTATCAAGATTACCTGTCTTCAAGAAACGTCTTTCCTCTGCTTCGATCATCATTTTCATGGCAATAACGTTATCTGTCGGAGGGTATTTATACCGCTCTCTCAGGTGGATGCAGATGTGTTTTCCTTTAGCCTTCTTCTGTTTGACGAAGTCAATGACCTTGTTCTTTTCGATTCGATAGATACCTGCGTCCTTAGAGACAACGTAATCATATCTGCCTTTGCCTTTGACAAAGATTCGACCCGTCTTCTTGTATCGTTCGAACTGCTCGTCTCCAATAAGCTGGAGCAAGAGTTCTTTCGCGACACTCTCGGCTTCTTCTGCTTCGCGTTTCTTTTCGTCGTTGAGCAGATTCGTCCAGATTCGGTTTATTGCTTTCTGTGCGTTCTCTGCGCGAAGTTTCAATCGGTCGAACGTTACTGGTTTACGCACAGCAACAGGCTCATATTTGCCGTACTGAATCGCCTCTTTGTACGCATATTTTGACTGATCGTAATAAGCGTCATCGACCCACTTGAGCCAGACTATATCTCCGGTAGTCGTTGAACTCGTCGTTGAATAGGTTATCGATGTTGACGTGTAGGTTTCTGCTACCCAGCCGCTCCAAATGGTATCAGTATAAGAGGACGTCGTGGAGTTTGCTGAGTCTACCCATTTTCGCCAGACATAACTTGGCATGGACGTAGTCGCCATATCAACCTCCTGTTACTGACGGAACAACGATATAGAGAGCTTCCTTCTTGCTGAATTTATCTACTGGACTGCCCTTGGGCTTACCGTCTTTACCAACCTTGTAAATCTTGTAGCCCTTTTTGATTGCGCTGTTGAAGTTTTCCTTAGCAAGCTCGCAATCCTCTTTCGAGTCAGGGTCCCAGTTGATCTTGGTGTCCCCTGCCCGTCGCATGTGTGACGGGAGATTGTCGAGTTCGAGCATCTTGTACGAAGTCAAAAACCGCATTTGTCCCATGATTAACCTCCTATATAGGATTAAAATTAAAACGGGGAACGAGCCTTTACCCGTTCCCCGTTTCAGATATTCAGAGAGTTACTCCCTAAGTTCGACAACTCTTTTTCGACCCTGTTTTGCCACGTCGATAATTGTCAGCAAGGTTTTTCGAAGTCTGATGCCAGCAGATCGATTGCCTTTGTCACATTTAAGAGCGTCTTTCTCGGAGTTAGCAGCCAACTCTCTGATTTTATCAACAAGATCAATAACGTTTTCCATTGTTACCTCCTTACTACGAGTTTGGATTTAGTTGTTGATCTCGTTGTGTCGCCACGAGAAACGTGCAGATCACTTAAAGCGTATTCCATCATAAGGATAGCATCGGCTTCGTCGTCGTTCGTGACTTCGTAGCCTCTGTTCTTTGCTTCCTTAATCATGGCTTCTTTCTTACTGTTACCTTTTCCGGTAGCCCACTTTTTAATGGACGTCGAATGGTAGCTTGAGGTTTCGATGTTTGCTCTTGCGGCAAATGAAAGCACCTCTGCAACAAGCCCCATAGCGACTTGTGTAGGATGACCTCCTCTTTGATGGGGTTGTTCATAGACAATCAAATCAAGAACCCCTGTTAATTTTAGAACCTCTCGTAACCAAGATCGACAGCGTAAAAATCTCATACCGGGACTTTCACCGCGTTTCAAAGCAAAATTGGAAGACCCGAATGTGATTGTGCCGTTGTCATATAATGCCCAACCAGTGTTTGTCGCTAAGTCTAAACTTAAAATTTTCATGGTTAATTCAGATTCATTGTGTCTTCCCACACCCGAAACTCGGAAAGTCTGAGCATGGATTGAAAGTTATACCGCTCAAAAGTGTCTGCGAAGTTCTTTCTCCAAAGACTGACCTTCTTAATGGTGAACTTTTGCGTCTCTGGAAAAGGCAGACTGACTAATCTCATGTTTCGGGTTATTATCTTTCTGCCTTCCTCAGAAGTGATGCGATCATAGACTTTTCCTTTAGTCAATTCGCCTCTGAGGTATGCGAGTGCGAGCGATTTCACGCTTTTGGCTGGGTCAGCAACCCCTACTATTCCTGCAACGTTGTCACTCACACAACCACCGATTGCTTTTGCAGCAATCCATTGATTGGGTTTTATGCCATAAATTTCTTTGAACGTCTCAATATTCATTATCTTCTTGGTCTGTAAATTGTATATCCGCAAGTTATAATGCAGTAATTGATACATATCAGAGTCAGAAGTAACGAGCAAGTATTCATTTTCTGGGTTATATTTAACTACCGACGCGATAATATCGTCGCTTTCTATCCCAGTCTGGATGAAGTTGTTGACGAAGCCCATACCCGGGAGAACATAGCGTCTGAGCTCCTGAAACTGTCTCAAGGTCACACGGTCAAACTCGATGTCCTCAATCGATCTGTCGTCCTTTTTTCGGTTCGCTTTGTATTCGGGGTACTCTTTCTTCCTGAGATTCTTGCGACTGTCCCAACAAAAAATGTAATCGTCAACGTTCTTGAACCTCTTGCAGATCATGAGAAGTTGCTTGAGAAAACCGAAGACAACCTCAACATTGAGATCGTCTTCGGTAAGCTCGACGCCCTTCATGCCGAATCGTACCTTGTGACACACGTATGGACAATCAATAATTAGTTTCATGGAGGTCGTTAAAATCGCTTCTTTCGATTTAGCTTGACTGATTCTTCACGTTTGTTCCAACATACGCCTGTGTGACGCCTCAGTTCGTCCTCGAGTGCGTTTTGTTCAATATAGCTGATGACACTTTCACGAGTACCTTTGAAGTCGATATGAGGACAAACGATAGACCTCTTGTCAAGCGTCCAATATTCTTGCTCGACCAGAAAGTCAACGCAACTTCCTATGTCGTCGATACCGTAATCATAGAATATCGGAAAGCTGACCTCTCGTATCTTGCCCGTGATCTTGTTCTTCTTTATTTTTATGGACGAGTCGATACCGATTTCGAGACCCGCGCTTGTGTGAGTGTCATTGACACGCAGCCAGAGTTCATGAGAGGCAGCAAACTTGGGTGCATTACCTCCTCTTCGCGTCTTACTGACGAACTGCATATTTATGGCATCGATTGTCTGAAATATAACGATAAACAGACTTTTCGTATCGGCAAGCTCGCGTCTGCATCTGCGAAAGACCTCAGCAAAGACTCTGACCTTCTCAGTTTTAAATCCACCTTTGCTTGTCTGTTCCTTTCGAGTGAGCTTTTCGCCGTATGCTTTTTTACGATTAACCTCAGAACGTGCTTTTTCCTCTTCTTCGGTCAAGAAGTCGTAACTGTCGAGAATGTAGATAAATGGCTTCTTTTTATTCAACGCTTGAATCATGTGTCCGTAAAACTCTTGAACGGTATCGCTTGACTCCATATTTACACGGTTGACGAATCGTTCTCCGAAAAGTTTTTCAGCGTCGAAATTAAATGCGGCTTCGACATCGTCATAATACAGATCGTAACCGTCAAATCGGGGGAGCGAGCAAGCCTCAGCAAGTGAGGTCAACATCAGAAACGACTTGCCAGAAGAACTGTCACCAATACCGATAACGATTGAACCAAGAGCGTAACCACCGTATGGGTTATCGCTACAGCCACAATTTAAAAGGGTTGAACCAGTAGGGAGCAAGTTCTCGGTAGCGTTTGAATAGACAATTTCCGATTCTTGCTCCTCTTCCTCTATGTCTTTTTGTAGAGTCCCCGAAATCTGATCCTTGAACGTTGTTTCAGGTTCTTCGATTACAGGAGTTCGGGGACTCTTTCTTTGTATGAGCTTCCCCATTTACCGTCTCACCAGTTTTTTCCCAGACTCACCTTCGCCTGCTTTTTTATTTGCGTCGTTCGCATCACTACATTGTTCCCAAATAGCGCAATCGTCACAGTCGTCCAATTGCTCTATCGTCTCACCGAAGACCCCTCCCACATCAGTGGCAGGACATACATACTTTTCATCAGATGTTTCCTTTTTGGGTTCTTCTCTGCGTTTCAGCAAAGTTCGCTTGGGCGATTCTCTTTTCGGGGGCTCTGGTTTCTTTTCTTCTCGTTCGGGCTCGTCTTGCTCGGGTTCAGCCTGTTGATCTTCCTCTTGAACTGGGGGTTCGTCTTGCTCGGGTTCAGGTTCTCTTTCTTTTGCTTTGTCGCGAGCGCGTTCGAGTGCCGTTTGCTTCGGCAGTCTGCTTGCCGTAGAAGCCCCGGTATTCGGCTGTGCTTCTTTGATGATCGGACTACCGAGAAACGCGGTTTCAATCTCCTCGTCTGTGGGCCACATCTTAATGACCTCATCAAGTGCGAAACTCTGTTCGAGAATATGATCAGGAATAGCGGGATTATCGCGTTCGAGAAGTTGATAACCGGTATACTCAATGCTGTCTCGTTTTGTTCCGGTAGCGTCTTCGAAAGAACCCGACTTGTTAATCGACCAGAAGACGTGTCTTCCATCATCGACGCTTGTCCAATCAACATACCCACCCCCTCTGGGTTTCTTTGCGATAGCCGCTACTTCTTTCTCGAAGAAGAAATGGGATACTTCAAAGATTTGAAGACCTTTTGCTTTCTGTTCGTCGTTATCATGAACCCAAACAAAGTACGCGCACCTTCTCTTTGGAGTTAATGCTTTGTACTGCTTTTCGTCTTTGATGAAATTCTGTTTCATCCATGAGCATATTGGACATGGTTTACGCCACGTCATGGCTTTACAGATAAAGAAATCGTTCATCGCTCCGACGCGTTGATGTCCCCAGAAATCGACTTTGTACGCGAGTTCCCCTTGTGGTTTGTCGTTATGCTGTCTTCCTGTATAGAATTGCACAACGTCGATCAGATGTTCACCAACGTCGGGTCGCCATATTTCGATTCCCATTTCTTTCAACAGGTCAAGATCGAAGTAACTTCCTACGGTAGAGAAACCGCGATCATCCTTTGTCTTATATGACTTTTCGTAATCATCTTGAACGGACTGTTGACGCTCTCTCGCTTTTTCGCGAAAGCCTTTCATTCTCTTGGGTAATGCCATTCTTACTTCCTCCTTACAAGTCGTTTAGGTATTCGATCAGTTGGTTGAAGTGTTTGACTTTCTTCCATTTCTTTCTGAATCTTTTCCTGGTACTCGGTTACTTCATACGGAACACCAAAATAATCTTGAGCGTAAAGCCTTTGCTCGACCGCAAGCATCTCTTTTTTGTGTTCGAAGGAACGCATAGCGGAGTACAAATGGTTAACTTCGCTCTGCGCGTCGATAAACGCCTTCTTCAACAGCTTATATTCCTCGTTCACACGGTAAAATGCTTCGTATTGTCCAGCGGTGGGTTCTTTCGTATAGCCTTCACTACGAAAATTTTCTTTGAGGAAAAGTACCAACTCACTACGTTTGGTCTTTACGCGTTCGTGCGCTCTGTCTCTGACTTTCGCCGCATGAGCCCAACGTTTAGACCACTTACCGAAAAGTTGTGCTTGCCGAGCCGCTTCCCATTCGAGTCTGTTCAGGTCAATATACAGATCATCCTCAAACTCATAAATGTCTTCGCTCATAATTACCTCTTAATCACACTACGGATGAAATTTCAACTACTTTCTGCTCTTACGGTTAGATTTTTCCAAATCTTCTAACGCTTGACATGCGAAGAAAATTGCGAGGGTCAACTGCGCTTGTCCTGAGTAGAACGGCTCGGTGAAAAAAGTCATCATGTTGGCGATGCTGTAGCTTCCGGTACTCAAAAGAACCTTGTTAAAATAACCAAACATCGCTAACCTCGCTGATTCTGCGTCCCCTTTAAACCGAGTCAGCATTTCTTTAGACATCGACCATTTGTCTCGTGCGCTTTTCGACGGGTTGCAAAGGGTTCTGCAAAGGTCTAAGACCAGCGATTCGTCAAAGGTCACGTTTTGCAGGGCTTCTATAGCAGCCTTTTCGTCCTTCATATCGATAACTTGGTCGAGAAGTTTCAGGGCTTGCCCCGGACTTCCCCAACAAACCGCGTTTATCTTGCTGTAGAGTTTTTTCGTGTGCCACTTCTTGTCTTCACAATCACAAACCTGCGTAAGCAGAATCATGATTTCCTTACGTGTCAGTCGATCAACAGATAGTTGGGTGCACCGTCTGATTATTGTCTTCTTGAGTTTTGTGGGTTCGGTAGTTGCCAGTATGAGGTAAACATGAGAAGGGGGATCTTCAAGAAGTTTTAACATCGCTTCCTGAGCGGGTCCTGTGATCTGATGGCATTCATCGAAGAACAAAACGATGATGTTCCCAGTCATAGGAAGAAGTTTTGATTCTTCCTTAATCACACGAATTTTATCGATACCCCTATCAGCGGACGCATCAAACTCATGGAAC